TTATCAGATGAGATATATAAAAAGTTAAATACAGTTGAGTATGCTAAGTTAATGGATACAGTAGTATTGACTAACAAAGTTGCTTTGACATTAGCTAAAATATATCAAAAAGGTTTTGCAGTAGATCTAACTAAATTAGAGGAGGTAAGAGTAGAGTTTGAAAGAGAAAAGCTAGAAATAGAAAAACGTCTAAACTTGCAAGTTAAGCAGTTAATGGGTGATACACCTATTAATTTAAATAGTCCAGAGCAAATGTCTTGGGTTATCTATAGCAGAAAGCCTAAAGATAAAACTACTTGGACACATAACTTTGATTCATACATGAAGACACTAGATTACAAAGAAACAGTTAAACAGACATCTGATGTTTTGTACAAAACTATTGCAGTAAAGTGTCAAGATTGTTTTGGATTAGGAAATCAAAGAAAGGTAAGAAAAGATGGAAAACCTTATGTTAAGCAACCCAAGTGTAATACTTGTCTTGGTAGCGGCTACACTCTTAATAATAGCACGAAAATAGCTGGATTAAAGTTCTCTGCTCCATCAGCAAAGTGGGTAAGTGCTAATGGTTTTAGTGTCAATAAAAAGTTTCTTGATGTATTACAAGATACTGCTAAGAAATTAAATATGACAGAGGCACTTAACTTTTTATCTGATCTACAGAGATTGTCTGCATTGGATACCTACCTATCATCCTTTGTGCAAGGCATAAAAACATATGTCAAACCTGATGGTAAGCTTCATGTTAGATTACTACAACATAGAACTTCAACAGGCAGATTTAGTGGTGCAGATCCTAACATGCAGAATATGCCTAGAGGTGGCACGTTTCCTGTAAAGAAGGTATTTGTATCACGTTGGGATGGGGGAAAGATATTGGAGGCAGATTTTGCACAATTGGAATTTAGGGCTGCGGCATTTTTATCTCAAGATAAAGTGGCAATTGACGAAGTATCAACTGGATTTGATGTACATGCATATACGTCTAAAGTTATCAGTAATGCTGGTCAGCCGACAACTAGGCAAGAGGCTAAAGCACACACGTTTGCACCGTTATATGGTGCGACTGGGTTTGGGAGAAGTAAAGCTGAAGCCGCCTACTATGAGCACTTCACAGAAAAGTACAAAGGAATCAAGTCATGGCACACCCGATTGGCTAAAGAAGCTCTAGCTACAGGAAAGATAACTACACCTTCAGGTAGACAGTTTGCATTCCCAGATGTTCACAGATTAATGTCAGGCAAGATAACTAACTTTACTCAGATAAAGAATTATCCTGTGCAATCATTTGCTACTGCTGATATTGTTCCTTTAGTTCTTATGTACATAGAGAAAAAACTAGAGCCTTATCAATCTTGTGTAGTGAATAGTGTGCATGATTCTATAGTTGTAGATGTACACCCAAATGAAGAAAAGGAGATACTAGAAGTTATAAAAATAACAAATGATAATATGATATCTTTAATAGAAAAAGAGTTTAAAATAGAGTTTAATGTACCATTACTATTAGAGGCAAAAATAGGTTATAACTGGCTTGACACTAAAGATGTTGCGTGATATAACTAAGCACTTATTGAAAGGAGAAATTTATGAATGAATTAATTAATATAAGTAAAGATAGCTATGCAGACTTAGCTAAAGCTATGGGAATAGCTGGGGAAGTTACTGCAAAGCCAAAGAAGTCTGGAAACTTAAATAGACTAAGAATATGGCATTCACCAATTATGGGTCAAGCAGAAGTCAATGGTAAAACTGCTAATGTTGAGGTTATAGAAGGTGGAGCATACAGACTAGAGTTGGTAGAAGAAAATAGCTCTAAGTATTTTTATGCAAAGAGTATAAGCATTCGCCCTTTTATGCAAAGATTTATGCTAAGAAGATATATTGCAAATCTAAATGCAAAAGCTGGCGAACCTAAAGGTATGTTCCACAGAACAATCATGTCTGATAATCTTAACAGTGATTTGAAAGATAATACAGGCAGATTTAATTGTGGCAAACCATCAGGTTACATAGAGGACTTTAAGTCTCTTGCACCTGATATGCAGGATTTGATAAGACAAATAAAACGTGTTCGTGTTGTATTTGGTGTAGTGACTTTAGATAATCCTGTAGATGAAAAAGGACAACCTGCAGAGCTTTCTGATTTACCATTTATTTGGGAAATAGATAACAAAGATGCTTTTAAAACTATTGGAGATCAGTTCAATGAGTATGTTAAGAAATCTAGGTTGCCTATTCAGCATATGATTCATTTAAATGGAACTAAAGCAAATCAGTTACCTAATGGAAGTTACTTCTACACTCCTCTTGCAGAGGTAGATTTCTCAGAATCTTTTGATGTGACAGATGAAGATCAAAAGTTATTTGGAGACTTTGTTGATTGGATAAAAAACTTCAACGACTACATCTGTAAGGAGTGGGAAGAAAAGGTGGAGTCTAGACAGAATCCTGTTTCTGAAGAAGAGATGGAAACTGTAGAGTCATTCATTGATATTGAGAGTAATAACTAATGAACCATATCGCTGAACTGAAGTTGCACCAATACATGACTGATGCAGTCAATGGTAAATCTACTATGTCAGATGAGATTATTAACCAAGTAGCCGATGACATAAAAGATGCATTGCAACGTCAGTTTGGTGGTAAGGTTAAGAGAAAAGACTTTACCCTACGTATGTCAAATGTCGGCAGACCTACTTGTCAACTTTGGTATGAAAAGAATAAACCTGAAACTGCTTTACCTAGATCAAATAACTTTATGATGAACATGATGTTAGGAGATATAGTTGAGGCAGTTTTCAAGGGTATATTAAAAGCTGCCAAAGTAAAATATGAAGAGTCTGATACTGTTACACTTAAATGTAAAGATGCAGAGGTGTCAGGTTCTTATGACTTAGTTATTGATGGAGCAGTTGATGATGTTAAGTCAGCATCTGATTGGTCTTATAGAAATAAATTTGAATCATTTGAAACTGTCAAAGATGGAGATGGTTTTGGGTATGTTGGTCAACTAGCAGGTTATGCAAAAGCAGCTAACAAAAAAGTTGGTGGTTGGTGGGTAATCAATAAAGCTAATGGTCATTTTAAGTACATACCAGCAGAAGGGTTAAATTTAAAAGAAGAGATAGCTAAGATTGAGGATACAGTTACTACTATAAGTAACAATAAATTTGAAAGGTGTTTTGAGCCTGAAGAAGAAACTTTTAGAGGTAAACCTACAGGTAATAAAGTGCTAAACACTAACTGCAAGTTTTGTGATTACAGATATGATTGTTGGAATCTAACTGATAAACCTGCCGTTATGTCAAAGGCACAGACACCTAAGATTGTTTCTTATATAGATTTTGTTGATAATGTCTCCTCATAGAGTTAGAAGAGATGCTATAAAGCATGGGTATAGAAGTGGATTAGAACACGCTATCTCACTTTATCTTAAAAAGTTAAAGCATAAATTTGATTATGAAGCTATTAAGATAGAGTGGGAAGATTTAACCTATCGCACCTATACCCCTGACTTTATTCTTAACAATGGCATAATAATAGAGACTAAAGGTAGATTCTTAGCGTCAGATAGAAAAAAACATTTGTGTATAAAAAAACAACATCCAAAATTAGATATAAGATTTGTATTCACAAACAGTAGAAGTAAACTTAGTAAAGGAGCAAAAACTAGCTATGCAGAATGGTGTATAAAACATGATTTTAGATATTATGACAGAATTATACCCGAAGATTGGCTAAAAGAAAAAGGTAAAAATAAACACTTGAACTTTATTAAATTTTCAGGTACAAAGATAAGGAGATAATTTATGTTAGACAGAAGAAACCCAAACTCATGTTTTATAGAACTAAATCCTAAATGTGATAAAAGCTATTGGACTGGAGAATTAGAAGTTAATATCATAGCCTCTGAACACAGTAGTCTTGATAAAGAAAGCAAAGAAAGTTTATTACATCTATCTCAATTAGTTGCATCTACTGTAGCTCTAATGGAACAAGATCCTAACTTAACAGCTAGATTAGAAAGTTTTATAAATGAGGCAGAAGAGTTTGTAAAAGAAAAATCTAAACCTAAAGTACACACAGAAGGAAACATAATAAGATTGGATTTTAACAAGGACAAAAAGTAATGAGACACTTGGAGTATATGAAAAAGAAACTTAAAGAAGTAGAAGAAAAATCAAAGGAGCAAACAGTGAAATATCTATCAGGCAAAAATAAAGAAGAACAGGATATGGTAAATCATCCTGCACACTACAATAAGGCAGGCATTGAAACTATTGATGCAATAGAGGCTATGCTAACACCCGGATTTGATTATTACTTGCAAGGTAACATAATTAAATACATATGGAGATATAGATACAAAAATGGTGTTGAAGACCTCAAAAAAGCAGAATGGTATCTAAAGAAATTAATTGAGGTTTATAATGGTAAGAGTTAAAATGATCTTATCATTAACTGTTGATGAAGAGGAATATCCTATTCCCTCAGATGGTATGGTTGGACAAGAAATAGAAGACTACTTTATTGATATGGTGCATGAAGTAGATGGTTTAAAAATAAAAACAATAAAAACAGTAACAGAGGAGACATAGATGTTAAAAAATTATTTACCCACAGACTACCAAAACTTCATAGCACTCTCTCGCTATGCAAGATGGAAAGATGACGAACAAAGAAGAGAGAATTGGAGCGAAACCGTAGATAGGTATATGGATTACATGAGTAAGCATTTAAATACTAAATATAGTTATAATATAACAAAAGCTCTAAAAGAAAAAATTACAGATCAAATAATGTCTCTCGGTGTTATGCCTAGTATGAGAGCTTTGATGACATCAGGTCCTGCATTAGACAGATGTCATGTAGGTGGTTATAACTGTAGCTACATACCTGTAGATAGTCCACGTAGTTTTGATGAGTGTATGTATATTCTTATGTGTGGCACTGGTGTTGGTTTCTCTGTTGAACGTGAGAACATAGACAAATTACCTATTGTCAATGAACACTTTGAAGATAGCACTACTATCATTACTGTTGCAGATAGCAGACCCGGATGGGCAAAAGCATTAAGAGAACTTATTGCTATGTTATATGTAGGACAAGTTCCTAAATGGGATGTGTCACAAGTAAGACCTGCAGGTGCAAGGCTAAAGACATTTGGTGGTAGAGCATCAGGACCTGCACCCTTAGTTGAATTATTTCACTTTTGCATACAAAAATTTAAAGCAGCAAAAGGCAGAAGATTGTTTCCAATAGAGTGTCACGATATAATGTGTAAGATAGGAGAAGTTGTGGTTGTTGGTGGTGTCAGACGTTCTGCTCTCATCTCTTTATCTAACTTAGGTGATGACCAAATGCGTCATGCCAAGTCGGGTCAATGGTGGGAGAATGAGGGTCAAAGAGCATTAGCTAACAACTCTGTAGCATTCAAAGGTAAGCCTGAGATGGGTACGTTCATGCGAGAGTGGACATCATTATATGAATCCAAGTCAGGAGAACGAGGTATATTTAATAGACAAGCTGCCAAAGTAAAAGCATCAGAGAATGGCAGACGTGATATTGACCACGAGTTTGGTTGTAATCCATGTAGCGAGATTATACTTAGACCTTATCAGTTCTGTAATCTTACAGAAGTTGTTGCACGTGAAACGGATGATTTACAATCTCTAAAAGATAAAGTACGCATGGCTACTATATTAGGTACATTTCAATCTACATTAACTGATTTTAAATACTTGCGTAAGGTATGGAAAGATAATACAGAAGAAGAAAGATTGTTAGGAGTTTCCCTAACAGGTATCTTAGATACAGATATATGGACAGAAGAGGTGTTACAGATATTAAGGGATGTTGCAGTAGAAACTAACAAAAAGATTGCTAAAGATTTAGGTATACCACAATCAACTGCTATTACTTGTGTAAAACCTAGTGGCACAGTTAGTCAATTAGTTGACAGTGCATCAGGAATACATGCAAGACATAGTGATTATTATATTAGGACTGTACGTGGCGATAACAAAGACCCACTTACACAGTTTATGAAAGATAATAACATACCTAGTGAACCATGCGTTATGAAGCCTGATAGCACAACTGTGTTTAGCTTTCCTATGAAGTCACCTACAGGTGCTGTAACTAGAACACAGATGTCAGCTATAGAACAGTTAGAGTATTGGCTTATGTTTCAAAGACATTGGTGTGAACATAAACCATCTGTTACTGTGTCTGTTAAAGAAGACGAATGGATGGATGTTGGTGCATGGGTTTATAAAAACTTTGATGAAGTGTCAGGTATATCATTTCTACCTTTTAGCGACCATACATATGCACAAGCACCATATCAAGATATAGAAAGAGAGGAGTATTTGGAATTACAACAAATCATGCCTAAATCTATTGATTGGTCTAAATTAGCAGAATATGAAAAAGAGGATACAACTAGTGGTGGTAGAGAACTTGCATGTACTGCTGATGCGTGTGAAATGGTTGACATACAGGCTAGTTAATGTTAGAAAGTGGTGAATTATTATGGTGGCAATGGTGGCTATTAATCGCCATTACCATCAATACTATGATTAACTTAATAGTGTTTTTTAAAGGTAGAAAATTACACATACGAGAGTTATTACACTTAAAGCCAAAAAGGAGAAGTAAATGAAAGACATGATAATAGGAGCATTGAAGACTAAGCTATTAGGAGAAATAAACGGTCATATAGCTAATATAGAGGTTATGATGAATAATCCTGTTGGAGTAGGGGATCATCCCACCATAGTTGAATCTATTGATAAGGAATTATCTGTATTAGAATCTGCTAATGGTAAGCTTAATGTTTTAGTTCAACTTATAGAGAGACCTAAAACAAAAGAAAAACCTAAAAAGGAGCAGAAATGACGCACCATGCAAAATTTTATGTACCCAAAAAGGATGAGGAGTATATAACACCCTTTGGTCCTATAATGGGATATAAGAAACTGTCACCTAGCTTTGTTAAAAAGATGAATACTCTTATGAAGATGGAGCTAGATGATTGGTCAGATAATCTCGTTGGTAAAGTAAAACAAGAATTAAGATTTACTACAGAGATAGAATCTTTATGGTTAGAAGAAGTTTCTCACTTCATAGGTAGATTTCATTCTTATGCAGAACATAGAAATTCTTTTGGTGTTAAGTCATTAGACACAGAAAATAACAACTATGGTATACAAGTTATATCAGGTTGGTTTGTGCGTCAGTTTGAAAATGAATATAATCCACTTCATATACATACAGGGTCTCGTATGTCTTGTGTAGGATATTTAGCTTTGCCTGACGGTATTGAAAAAGAATGGGAAGAAGACTATAAAGACCACCATCCTGCAAATGGACATATACAATTTGCTCATGGTACACCATCAGGGTATAGTAATACAAACTTTATGGTCAAACCACAAGTAGGTGACTTTTATATATTTCCTGCTGAATTATTTCATTGTGTATACCCATTTAAAACAAAAGGAGAACGTAGATCATTTAGTGTAAATTTTAGTTTTATAGAAGTACCTAAAGAAAAAAATAAACAATAACTTCATAAGGAGAATATGATATGCAGAAAAGAAATAAAAAATATAAAACTAGACAAGAGAGAGGTCTAGGAAAATATGATGCACCTTTAAGCCTACAATTCAATCAAGGGTTCAATGCGTTCAAAAGAAAGAAACTAACAAACCCTTTTAGCGACAAGACTATGCAGTCACGAGAATGGCAAAGAGGATTTAATTCTGCTTACTACTTACAATTAGAAAGGGTTAAAAATGCTGAAGCTAGAAGAAGAGGCGAGAAAGTTCATGCAAGATAGGTTAGTCATCAAAGAAGTAATGACTGCTGATTTTTATGAAGAACGAGCAAGTCTAACTGCTATTTATCCAAAAGAAAAAGCCTTAGAGTATTTAGCTCTAGGCTTGACAAGTGAGGCTGGGGAAGTTGCAGGTAAAGTAAAGAAACTTATACGAGATGGTAAGGGCGATAAAAAAGCAATTGCATCAGAGATAGGTGATGTGCTTTGGTATTGTGCCATGTTAGCAAAGGAAACTAAAGTTTCTCTTAATGATATTATGAAAGATAACTTGAAGAAGTTATATAGTAGAAAAGAAAGAGGAACACTTCAAGGGTCTGGCGATAACAGATAAATTAATAACAGAGTATCAATCTAGAACTTAGAGCCTATAGATTGATACTTTGGTTTCTTTAAACCTGTTTTAAAATCAAACTCTTTTAACTTTTGATTCAAAAACAACAATTCCATATAAGGCTCTGTATCATCAAAATCTTCTCCGGGATGTCTTGACTCCCACTCTTTCATTAATATGTTACGGTCTGCTTGTGATAAGTTAAAGAATTGTGCTTTAGCTTTTTTCTCAATCATTTCATCTGTATCATACTGTTCATCAAATGCCATTGCAGTTTCTCTCGCTTCACTTTTTGCAGATTGTATCATAGAAAGCAAAGCTTTTCTTTTTAATGCATCATTCTCATAACTGTTATAAACAGGACCATTTATAAAGTCTTTTAATTTTTCTTCTACAATAAAAGCCATTCTTTGTCTTGCATCTCTGTTGATATCAGCATCAGTTGTTTTTCTAGGAGTGTATTCATAATAGTCTAAATTCATTCTAGCAAATTCTTTTTCCACATCATTTTTTTCTGCTACAGGTGTTAATCCAGTTATCTGTCTAAATAACGGAAGTGTATTTTGTAGACCTGTAGTTCTTGTTGCAGTAGTTTGTGGAGCTCTTTCAAAAAAACCATCACCATCAGAATGTGCCTCAAATGGAAAAGATCTAGTTGCTGTTTTTAACATGTAAGGGATAAATGCTACATCATTACTGTCTGTTAACATTCTATAGTCTGGATCTACGGCAGCATAGATGTCTTTGATAACACCAGCTCCAACCGTAAATGTACTTAAATAGTTTCCAACAAATCTTGTTATACCTTCATAAGCTTGTTGAGTTAGCTTACCATCTGAAGAACCCTCAATAGCCATTTGTGCTGCTCTGTCAATCATCATTAAACCAGTTCCTGATCTACCAAAGCCTCCAGTGAATGCCTCTAATAATTCTCTAGTATTTAAACTAGGAAGAACCTTATCATTATCATGTAATCTAGGCATAAAGGAAGAACCTTTAGGACCTCCATTTGTGTATAGTAAATCTGCAAACCAAGCAAATGCAGTAAAAGGACCTAGAGATGCTCTAGCATCAAATGTACCATGACCATAAGGATTCTTATATTCATACGCACCAGTATTCTCGTCACCTAAATGTGCTCTCATACCATAAAAAGCACCAATCATAGATAGACCAGTTACTTGTTTTCCTATTCTTTCCGTCATGCTAGACTTATTTAATATACCTCCTAACAGTGGTACATTTTTATTATCTAACAAACCTATGATAGGTGCATGTTCATAAAAAAATCTAAATTGATTTACAAGATATCTTGGAAAAGGAATAAAGGATGATCCAAAAGTGGTGCTAGAAAAGTCAATAAATGCAGCAGCTAACTGATTAAACTGTCCTTCTTTGCCTCTAAACTTACCTGTTTGATACGTAAAGTCTAGAGCCTTTTCCATAGCAGTTGCAATACTCTTATCATCAAGTAGAGTCATCTTTTTCTTTTTTAGTATTAAATCACTTAAATTTTCAACACCTGCTTTTCTAAATATATCAGTTGCATCTGCTCTTATAATTTTATCTATCTCTCTTGCAAAAACAGCTTTTTTAAATATGTTATCACTATAGGTGTTTAAGATATTAGCCTTTCTAGCAGTCTGAACCATTAAACCATTATCAGTTCCTGCAACACCAACATCACCCATTTCTCTAAACAGTTGTTTAGCTAAATCTGATTTACCCAATTGTGTGTCTTGAAATAGTCTAACTAGAATAGCAGTTTCTTGGCTAGTGATTCCAGCTATCATATCTTTTAAAACTAAGGACTTCCCACCAACTTTTAATTGACCTTGTGCTGAACGAACAGCTTCTTTTCCAAGTCTTTGTACTTCTTTATCACTTGATGCATTTAAAAATTTACCATATGCATATTTAGCACCAGCCTCACCTAAATTATCTAATGCATATACATAGTTACGCATATAACCGTTAGTTGTGTTTCTAACAGTGGTAGCTGTTTGTATAGTCATAAGTCCAATACGTGTCTTATTTAACTTTCTTATAAAATCACTGACACCATTTAAATTAACATTTACACCTAAAGCTTTAACTCTTCTATCTAATATTTCATCAGCTTTCTTTCTAGCCGCTTCTGTTGCAGTGCCAAGAGTTAGTATACCTTTATCTAGATCATCTAATTCTTTGAATAAACTTTTTCTTACTTCTCTACTTATTCTTCCTGCTGTTCCTAATGTTCTACCTGCGGCAGATACATCAGATACATATAAAGAGCTAAACTCATCTGCATTAAGACCATGAGCTTTTAATATGTTTCCAAATTCGTCACTTGTTAATTTACTAGAGTCTGCTAGACCTCTTCCCACACGAGATGTTATTCTCTCTTTTAAATCTTCAGCACTACCTTTTATTATTTTTCCATTCTTGATATCTTTTGGATTAATAGCACCCTTTGCCTTTGCACCTTTTTCTTGAAATATTTTAACACCAGCCTCAATCTCTTCTTTAGTTATATTTCTTACTCCAACTTTATCTATTATAGTTGCTGCCGCAGAGGCTATGTTTTGAACCACCATATCTTCTAATGTTATTGCTAAGTTCTCTTGCTTAGTTCCTTTTAATTTAAGTTTTACTTCTTCACCCTTTACTAGTTTTTCATTAGCAGTTTCTTTTAGTGATAATTTTAATTTGCTTTCTGTGTCTTTTGCAAACTTGCCTACATTACCTTTACTAGCAAAAGTTTTTAATGTGTGAGTTTTATAAGCTTTTTTAGTTTGCGTAGTTCTCTTAGCTGCTTCTTTCATCACAACTGATTCAGCTACATTGCTCACTAAAGCTTTTCTTGTTCCTATTCCAGCACCTAGTAATGCTCCCGGAACTGTGCCTAAAGCAGTAGCTAATGCTACATTACCATAACTAAAGTCTTCTTCTTCTTTCTGCCCTGTGGTAACACGAGTTGTTTCTTGTGCCGCAGTAGTTGCAAGAGCACCACCACCCTCAACTACACCTGAACCTATAGCAGTTCTATATCCACCACCTAGAAATGCATTCTTAGCTGTCTCAAACTTTCCTAACTCTTGAGCACCTTTATCTACAGCTTTTTTAGATACGTGAGATTTACCTTTAGCTTTAACACCATTTTTAATTATCTCTTTGATACCAAACTTAATGCCTTGTTGGGCAGCCACTGCTCCAGCTTTAGTTGCACCAAAAGAAAACATTGAACCTATTGTTGATGGTGCAGTAATAATGCCACCTAAGTAATCAGTAACAGTTTCTAAATTATACTCACCGTTTTGTTTTTCAAAAGTAGACATAAGTCTATTCATACGTTCTAGACCGGCTTCATTACCTTTTCTCTCATAGTCTTGTGCTAAATATAAATCTCGCATAGCAGAAACTTCATTCACGTTTTGATAACGGAAATGTTCTAGGTATCTGTCATATATATCGTCGGGATTGTCTGAATAATAGTCTTCTCTGTCTGCTAGAAATTGAGAAGCATCAGCCATGAAAGTTGCGTTGTCAGTTAATTTTTCTCTAGTTAACTCTTCAGCACTAAGATTATTATAATCCATTTGTATTCCTTATGATGTTATGTTGCCCATCAACTCTGTTAATTTAGTTTGAGCTTCTTTAAAACCTTTTATATTATATTCTTCCATAATAGCTTCTATTAGTTGCGTTTTAGTATCTACTATTATTCTAGAATCACCACCTGCCATTGCTTCTTTAAGTTTAGGTAAAAGTGTGTTTATTGTAACTTTAGAATCGCCCTTCTTTTGTTGGTTTTCTACTTGTTTTGGGTCTTTAACACCAGTTCCACCCTCTGTTTTTGCCTCACCACCTTCTCTTTTAACTGCAAATAAAACAAGCTCATCGTCATTGTAAAAAGATTCATTAGCTACTTCTAGTGAATAGATACCATTTATATTTGTTTCAACAATCTTTTTTCCTTCAGTAGCTGCTTGTAGTATTACAGCGTAGTTATTATATTGGTCATCTCTACCACTATTAATTCTAGACTCTTGAAGTTTATTCATATAATAATTCACACTTTTTAGAGCTAGTAGATTTTTTTCTTTCTGATCTGTAAAGCTAGTAAATGGATTGCCTAGAGATGCAGGTTTTGTACTTATACCAAAAGCATTTCCTACAATACTAATAAGTTCATTTCTTGAAGAGTTAGTTTCTGATAAACTCAAACCTTTTTTAGGAGTAGTCTCTTGGATTATACTTCTAGTTAAGTCAATCTTTTCTTTAATTTTAGCATGTAAATCAGGATTCTCTTCACGATCAGTGCTTTTTAACATTGTAACCAATCTAAGTTCTTCAGCTTTTGGGTTATCTTGCATACCTAAAATTAAAGGATCTAGCTTAACTTTGATAGCAGTAGGTAGTTTATCCCCTAATGTAGCATCCATATCTACACCTGCAGCTTTTAACATAGCATCTGTTCTAGTTTTAATCTCTTTAGTAGAATCTTGTGCTCCACCAAAAAAGTTAGCTTTCATAAAACCTACGTT